CTATAGTATCTGTGACCATAGAATCAGTAGCATAGTTTCTACAAACAACTCTGAATGGTGGTTGAGTGGTAGTCTCACCATATAATATGTTGTTTTTTTCTAGAATTTGTTGGAACTCTGTGTTAATCATTTTTTAAACTCCTTCTTTTCGTAATCAAAGTTGGGGTGAGGTGCAGCAGATACTACTGGGTCTTTTGTTTTGTTCTTGATAACAATAAACCTATCAGCAGCAAATGTTCCTGCTAATTGAACTACAATCTCATCAGTATCTTTCCAGTTGACAGTGCCATCCTTTTTGGTGTGAAGCATTGCTTCCTGTATTTGATCAATAATTTCTTGTGTTAGTTTCATTTTAACCAAATCCTAATTTTTTTGTTTTTGAAAAAATGGTTTCAAAAAATCCAGTAAAAGTTATTCTATCTGTATCTGTGAACCAATCTTCTTTTATATAAACACTATGCCAATAATGACTAGGATATAATATTAAACTATTATACTCAATATTTGCAACATATTCAAGTTGATAATTTTGAAAATTTTCACTTGATAGTACTCTCCAGTCTTTAGCTTTTATCTTTTTGTGTCTATCTCTAACTCTATCATGGTCATCATAATCGTCAGGAGTCCAATCACATACTGATTTTTTATTATTAAAAGAATAGAAGGCAGTCTTAACTTTATCTGATTTTGTTACACTAAGATTAAAAGCATAATCATTTAATGGATTTATATCCTCATCAGCGCCTGGAAAAGTATCAACGTGTGGGAGATATGACATTGTAGTGTACAAGTCTGCATTTCCGTTGTAACAATTACCGTAAAATTCTATTGGTTCGATATCATCTGCATTATAAAATTTAGTAAATTGTTTAATCAATGGATTGAAATATGTTTCAACATTAAATCCAAAATCAAAAGATTTTCCTGGCCTAATGTTACTGTTAATACAACGATTCATCCACCAATAACCATTTTCCAGAAACTCTCTAACCTGTTCTGGATATTTCAAAACATTTTTAGCAATAACTATTGGAATGTCTCTCTTTGATTTACAAGACTCAGGTATTTTCTCAAAAGATAAATCATTTAAAATGAATATCTCTTTCCATTTTTCACTAGCACATTTTATAGTCATATCCACTCAGGTTTACGGTCAGGTATGCGAAGATAATTAGTTGCAGCCCATGGCTTCGATGCAATGTATCTTCGGTATGCAACAAAGGTGTCTATACTATCATCAAACTTCCATTCTTCAGGCATCGCACGAGGGAACTGTGTTGCCTTATGATAACAATCATTTGGAAGTTGTCCAGTTTTTTCATAAAATATTGCTTCTGCTTCTAACAATGGTTCTTCACATGTGTGTGTTTTACCATATCTTTCTGTATATTCATTTGACAAACCAAAACCATGTGCAATCAACCATGCAGTGTTATTGATATTTTCTGCAGCCCAGGCGGTGCAGGGATGACCTCTGAAGGCGCCTTTCTCTGTTTTGTAGGGTGTACCATCCCTTTTGGTTAATTGACCCCAATCAAAGTACCATTTGGAATATACCATTGATAACATTTGACATGTTTCAAGGGGCATTTTGACAATGTGTTTGTCAGGTAATACTCTTGCCGATTCATAAGGGCAAGGCTCAGTCACGAATACATTCATAATTAATAATTATAGGTGCAGGGTCATTCCAATGGCGTATGTTCCCTGCAATAATGAAACAATTAGTAACAACTAACTGTATAAAAATAAAGGTGCGAATCTTTGCAATGGTGTCTGCTTCACTGTTAGATTTACCAGACTTTTCTCCAAGTGCTTTCGCCCATACTCTCCACCACTTCTTCATATACCTAACAACTTTCTTTGTCGTTCAAAGTATCCATGAAGAATCCATGAACTGCTGTTCATCTTTTCAGTTCCACCAACAGCCCACTCAAACTTTACTCTATCATTATTTCCAAACTTGTCAAGTTCTGGTGTGTTACCTTTTGCACGGTCTCCACCATTACAAAAGACAACTGTTTGAGATATCTCTAGACATTTCTCAATCGCACCACAAGCAGAATCATCAACATCATCCCAAGATACAACGGCATCAACCATATTCAGATGACGAATGATATCTGCTCTTTCTGTCCAAGATTGAAAGTATTGTCCTTTCTTACGAGTCAACCAAGGGTCTCCATTCAGACCAACAACCAGATAGTTTGATAAATCTTTTGCTCTCTCAAAGTATCGAATATGACCACTATGTATTGGGTCAAACCCACCAGTGACAAGACTTACTTTTTCAAAGAACATTACTCGAATGTAGAATCAGGTTCAAGTGCGATGTAGTATTTTACATCGATATCTGTATTAGTGAAACAAGATAAAAGTTTTGATGATACAACCACGTTGTATGACCCAGGCAGGATCTTAATATTCTCTACCTTAAAGTTAAACACAAAGTCATTTATGGTTTCGCCAACGGTCACTGAGAAGTGATTAGATGTATCATTCTTCTTATCACGAACAACAATACTTATTGAACCATCTTTACCAATTACAGATAAGTCAGGGACTTGATATACTGCAGCAGCTTTGAGAAGTTTATCTAACTGATTAGTATTCAATTGAAAACAAACATCTTCGGTTGGCAGAGTAATTGCTTTCTCTGGTGGACTTATGATTACATTTGGGTCTGCAAAGAAATACTTTGACCTTGCTCTGTCTTCACTAATGACGGTGTATCCCTCATTCTTAAAATCTAACTCAGGTTTTTGATGCAAACTTAATGCATTTAGAAACTGATTCAAATCATAGACACCAAAATCTTTTGGTATGTCTTCTTCAATTGTGGCCTCTGCAAGAATATTTTTCATTACAGATATTGTTCTTAATGAATTACCTTTCTTGAATAATATAGATTGATTAATCGTTGAAAAGTTTTTCAACAACATCAATGTTTTGTCAGAAAGTCTCATTTTTTGTGGTCTAAGTTTCATGTCACTAATTTTGCTAATCACTGGATAGGTCTCATCCAGAGTACCTTCCAGTGTTTCAGCTGCTAAACTATAGGCGTTTATCATAAAGGGAGTTTTACTCCCCTTATTATATCAGGCCTTTGGTGTCTCGTCAACAGGTGTTGTAAATTCAACATCAGCATCAACTTTGTCATACAACTCCATGAATGCCTGTTTGGTCTCATCATCAAAACGATTGACACAAACTTCAATTGCTTTTGCTTTGTTCTTGAAGATTGCATATGCACGAATGATGTGAACAAGTCTACGAGTAGAGATAATCTCTTCGATACCACCATCATAGAATGTCTTACGGATAATGTCACCCCAATCAACAAGTCTCTGACAGAACTCATCATCTTTGATGTTAAGAGTTGCAGCAAGACCTTGAAGAATCTTGAACTCTGTCTTCACACTTGGGTATGCCTGTTCAAATGTGACAGGGAATCTTTCTAAGAATGCTTCGTTCAATACGTTAGTACCGATAAATCTACCATCCTCAGAACCTTTACCCTTTGTGTTTGCAGTTGCAATCACATTGAATCCTGGCGCTGGTTTTACATATCTTCCAATCTTCTTGAGGAAGACTCCTTTTCCTTCGAGGATTGATTGAAGGCAAAGAATCTTGTTGGAAGCCAAGTCAATTTCGTCAAGCAATAGAATCGAGCCGCGCTCCAAGGCCTCGATGATCGGGCCATTATGCCAAACAGTTTGACCGTTGAGTAAACGGAATCCACCAATGAGGTCATCTTCATCTGTTTCAATAGTAATGTTTACACGAATAAGTTCTCTACCTAACTGAGCACAAGCTTGTTCTACAGAGAATGTTTTACCATTACCAGATAGTCCAGTAATGAATGTTGGATAAAATTGTTTTGATTGTATTACTTTCTTGATATCTGCAAAGTTTCCAAACTTAAAGAATGTTTCATCAACTGCAGGAACTAAATTCTTTTCTGATGCAGGTAATACTGCAGGAGAATTATAAGACTTCTCAATGTTTTCTACTGCTGCAGATGTAACTTCAAGATTCCACTTTCCTTTAGATACTTTGAAGTTTGATAACTTCTTAGTAACTGTTTGATATGTGATATCATTCATCGCACAGAATGCTTTGATATCTGCTGTGGTAATTTCTGTACCGTAAAGATTCTTGAGTTTTTCGATTGCTTGCTCAGAAGTCATTTTTAATTCAAAAGGCATAATAATAAAGTGTTGTTTCTTAACTATGTTATTATTATAGTCAAAAAAAGGGGTTGATGAAACCCCTTGTGTGCCACTTTATTAACTGGTTTAAACTGTCTTTAAGTAATCTATATGTTCTTCTAACTGATTAATTAACTTTTTTTTACTGTGTCTACGGTCTAACTCAATACCAATCGTACGTCCATAATCTTCAAGTTCATCTTTAGACAAAACACCAAAATCAATAGGTTCTGGGTCAACAGGGTCTTCTACAGATGCAGGTGCTGTGTCTACCACTGGTGTTTCTTCTACCACTGCTTCTTCTACCACTGGTGTTGCAACAGTTTCTCCTGATACTCCTGCTATTAAATCTCCAAATTTAGACATTTTTTTCTCTTGTGTACGTTTTATTTATCTGATTCCTCTTCAGCAGGTGCCTCTGATGCTGCTTCGGTCTCAGGTTTTGGTTCTTCTTTAGGTGCATACATTTTTGAATATGCATCCTTCATAGCTTGTGCTTCTTTAGGTGTAACTCTAACCATAATATTATTGTAAGGTAACTTTATTTATCAAGCTACCAATTCAATAAATTCACTTAATATCTTCTTATTCATTTTTTTACCTTTAAGACTCTTTGCAAATGCTCTCTTAATCTCTGCTTTAGTTGCGTCTTCTTTCACAACTAACTCACCATCATTGTTAAGTGCGGATGATGCCATACCAAAGTAAGTATGATAACCAGAAGTTTTAATTGCAAATGACTTTTCTTTCTTCCAACGACGCATCATTTTTTCTGTATCTTCTGTTTCATATCCACAATATCTACGAATAAATGAACCACCTTCTCTACTTGGAAGAACACGAATACCAATAAAATTAGTTTGTGGAAAACAATCCTTTAGATTTTCAAGTAACATATCAGTTACTTCATATCTACCACAATCTTTTGATATGTAAGTTTTACCTAACTTACGGTCACGCAGTACGCAGTTTTCTCCAAAGTAGTTTGTACCTAAGTATGGTTCATCTTCCCAACCTCTCTGAACCTCACGATGATACTTAAGTGGTTGACTCTCTCCATCTGTGAGAACTACACATTGAACTTTCTCTGCACCAGTTTTCTTTTGGAACTGTGGTAATAATTGATGTAAAGAAACCAATGCTTCGTTTAGAGGTGTTCCAGATAATCTATATCCATATGGAACATCTAAGTAAGGTGTGCTTTGTGTCCAATCAAATACACAGGCAGATCTCCAAATGTTAATCATATGTGTATCTAAATCCTTTGACTTAGTTTGACTACTAAACATATTCAATAAAGCAAAATTATTACTGACTTCTGCCATCATATTCTTTGGTTCATAGAAAGTCTCTTTGTTTGCATACATCGCAGGTCTAGGATAATCATTTGAAAATGCATAAACTTCATAAGGTATTTGAACTTTACGACAGAACCAGATGAGATTATAAAGTTGTTTCAATGTGTCCATCATTACATTATTCATTGAACCAGACCAATCAAGAATGAATACTAATCCGTGATTTTTACCATCTGGAACTACTGAGACTTTTTTGAACAAGTCTTCATTAAATTTGTAAGTGTGTAATACAGCTGTATCGAGAATACCAGTGCGACTAGTAGTAGCACGGGCATATGCTGCAGCAGATTTTTTACACTCGAATTCTTTGACAAGATAGTTTACCTCCTTTTGTGCATCTTTTTTGAACTTATTGAACTCTGTATCTGAGTGTTCAAATAAATTAAATGGGTTATATGCGTACTCTCCAAAACGTATTTCTTCTGTTGGTTTAGTTTTATAATCAGGATTTCTTGCGATATAATCTTTTGTAGCATTATTTTGCTCATCTGTCCACTCTGCGATCATATCATCATGAATTTTTTGATTATCAATGATGAAGTGCTTCAGATTGACCTCTGGTAATTCAACATAGTATGTTTGCTCAGAAGTTGAATTAGATAACTCTTTGAGAGAGTCAGTGAACATTTCATCTGTCTGTGCTTCTATCTCACCAGACTCTTCTCCACCTTGAATATTAGCAGTAGTATTAGACCCACCAGAGTTTGATGATTGTGTAACTTGCATCTCTTGTTCTTCACCATCCTCACCACCATCTCCATCTTCTTCCATAGATGGTTCACCAGAATTAGATTGACCTGACATTGTATTATTATCAAGTGAACCTTCTGTCTCTGTATCTGCTTTTATTTGCTCTGCTTCTTGTCTTTGCTTTTCTGCTTGGATTTTGCAGTATTCAAAGATTAACTTAGCAACTTCTAATACATCATCAAATGTCTCTGTCAATCCAGTGCGGTTCATTAAGAATGTCTCTTCATTACTAAAGAAAGGAATATCAACGAAGTTACCAACCTTGTAGTATAAATTGATCCTGTCAGCAAGATTGAACTTAGTAAGGTCTTTGTTCTTTAGTTGAAAGAAGTCGTCTTCTGATAGACTAGAGTAACCTCTGAAGAAAGTCTTGGATAGACCTGCATATCTTCTCTTCATTAACTTCTCAATACGTGCATCCTCTACAATGTTTACAATTGATGCAGATATCTCATTATTAATCCACCACTCGACATCGGGTGTATAAAGTGCATGTCCAACTTCGTGACATACTAATGTATCATAAACTTCTTCTGTTGCATTGTCCCAAGTAGGTAATGTAAGAACACGAGTCTGTACGTTGAATGATGCAGTGTCAACTGATCTGTGTTCTACGATTAAATCTTCTGTGGCAAGTAATCTGGCAAGTTGTCCTTTAACGTCGTGTTTGATTTGCATGGTGGTTTTTTATCTGATATATCCAGTATACAACGAAACCCTACCGTTGGCAGGGTTAAGTAGACGCTTTATCAACTGTCTACGCCTTTCTCTTGCACTTCGTAATGCTTGAGGTTTAAGTTTTCGTTTCTTCTCCTTCTTGGAGTGGTGTTGCCAATTAGGTGTTGTCATGACACTATCCTACTAAATCCCTTCACTTTATCAAATTTAATTACACTGTTGAACTTATCATATAACTCTGTCTTATGAGATATAACAAATACATTAGCATCTTTAATTACAAAACGAATAATTTTTAAAAATTCATCTGTACCAAAGTTATCGAGAGAACTATCAAAGATCTCATCCATAATCAAAAGGTTTGTATTCACAGAGTTCTTGACTCTTGCAACTTCTCTCCAAGTAAATAAAAGTGCTAAGTCAATACGCATCTTCTCACCTTCACTAAATGAAGAATATGAGAAATCTTCGTGTATTGGTGATCTTACAGTTTCAATAAACTCTTCATTCAAAGTAAAATTGATATAGAAATCCATTAACTGCAAGTAACGATTAACTTGTTGATTAATAAATGGTAGATATTTTTTAATTATTTTAGTCTTAACACCATCATCTTTTAGTAGAGAGTATGCAAAGTCGTGATATACAACCTCCTCTCTTCTCTCTGATGACTCTTCTAATGTTGTTTCAAGACTCTTAGTAAACTCAACTAATTTTTCATTTTCAGTACTTCTATTTGCAAGTTGTTCGGTAAATCTTTGAACTTCTGATTCCAGATCTCTGATCTGTCGTTGAAATCCAGAAATCTGAGTATTGTTTTTAGAAATGCCATTGTTGAGTTTAGTAATCTCCTTTGATAATTTGTTGAATTGACGTTCTCGGTTCTGCTCTTTTTTGATGGTCTCTTCAAGGTCATCGTAACCTTTTTTGAGTTCCTTTGCTTTAGTTTGAACGTCATTAATTCTATTTAAACGAAACGATTCTTCTATATTTTGGGTACATGTAGGGCATGTTACATTTTCACTGAAGAACTTATGTTCTTTAGTAAGGGTTGCTACTTTATTGGATAATTTACCTTTGAATGTGTTAAGTTTCAGTAACTTTTCTCCTGCACCAGTTACTTCTTTTTGCTCTTCAGTTAATCCATAGACCTTATCTTCTAAATCTTCTGTCTGCATTATAAGAACACATATTTCATCACCCAACTTATCTCTTTTCTTTTGATTTTCAGTAATATTATCTTTCCCCTGCTCTTCCAACTCCTTAATAAAGTTCTCTTGCATGCATATTTTATCTTTTATATTATCTCTTTTTAAATCTAATGATCTTATCTTTTCCTTCTCTGTTCTAATTTTTTCCTTAATTAATGTATTCATAGCAGAGAAGATACGAATATCTAAAAGATCCTCAATCACATCTCTACGATTACTTGTAGATAACTGCATAAAAG